GAAAGTACTAACTTATTTAATAAGAAAGTATCCTGACTTTGCTAAGGAAGCAATTAGACTAGAGCATGATGTCTCTAGAATAATTACACAACAAGAAAGAAATGGTTTTCTTTTTGACATGGGTAACGCTCATCTTCTTCTTGGTAAATTAAGAGAGAAGATAAACGAAATAGAAATAAAAGTTAAGGAAAGATTTGTACCCTTACCTACCTTTGTTAAAGAAGTTAAACCTCGCCGTCGTAAAGATGGTACACTAAGTACGGTTGGACTAACTAGTCTGGGACAGGGGTGGGTAAATGTTATGGGAGAATTTTCTCTCATAGAAATGAAAGAGTTTAATCTAGGAAGCAGACAACAGATAGGTAGATATCTACAATACTTTGGTTGGATACCTACAAAGTTTACAGACAAAGGTCATATCATTGTAGATGAAAAAGTTCTGGAAGGTGTTGAAGGTATACCCGAAGCAGAACTAATAAAAGATTTTCTTTTACTGCAAAAAAGAATAGCTCAAGTTAGTTCTTGGGTTGAGGCAGTAGCAGAAGATGGGAGAGTACACGGAAGAGTAATAACAAATGGTGCTATTACTGGTAGAATGAGCCACATGTCGCCCAACATGGCTCAAGTTCCTGCGGTGTATTCTCCCTACGGAACAGAATGCAGAGGACTATGGGTAGTACCAAGCGGATACAAACTAGTGGGAGTAGATGCAAGTGGTTTAGAATTAAGAATACTTTCTCACTACATGAACGATAAGGAATATATAGATGCTATCATTAATGGAGATATACACACTACAAATCAAAATCTTGCAGGTCTTGACACAAGAGACCAGGCAAAAACTTTCATCTATGCCTTCATATATGGGGCAGGTGACGAAAAACTCGGAACTATCGTCGGCGGGAATAGAAGCGATGGGAAAAAGATTAAAGAAAGATTTCTCAGAGGTACTCCAGCCCTTGCAAGCTTTAGACAACGAGTGGGAAAAGCTACTGGTAAGGGTTGGCTCAGAGGAATTGACGGTAGAAGACTCATCATTAGAAACAGACACTCAGCCGTCAACACCTTAATACAAGGTGGTGGTTCTATCGTAATGAAGAAAGCACTCATCTTGTTAGATGATTATGTAAGACAAAATAAATTAGAGGCTAGACCAGTTGCAAATGTTCACGATGAATTTCAGTATGAGGTTCTCGAAGCACACGCAGATGACTTTGGTAAACTCGCAGTTAACTCAATCGTAAACGCAGGTATTGAATTAAATATTCGATGCCCTTTAAATGGAGAATATAAAAGTGGTAACAACTGGAAAGAAACACACTAAGACTTTAGATACATTAGTTGAAGACATTAACAATGTACTGACAGGTATCTCATCAGGAATTAAACCTGATGTTAAAGAAGAACAGATAGATAAGTTCTTAAACAATACTAAGTTAGCTTTACTTGATTGGCTTGAGCCTTATAAGAGTTCAGGTAAGGGATTAAGAATGTCTATCATAGGTAGACCAGCTCGTCAGCTATGGTATGACAATCGTAGTGAAGCAAAGAAAGAAGTACATGACCCTTCAACACAACTAAAGTTTTTATATGGACACCTGTTAGAACATTTACTATTGTTTCTTGTTGAAGTATCTGGACACATAGTTACAGACCAACAGAAAAAAATAGTTGTTGAAGATGTGACAGGACACATGGACTGTAAGATAGATGGTGAAGTAGTCGATGTTAAGTCAGCGTCACCTATGTCTTTTAAAAAGTTTAAGACTGGGAGTCTATATGAGAGTGACCCTTTTGGATATGTAGCACAGTTGGCTGGCTATGAACATAATGAAGGTACTACTAATGGTGGCTTGTTTGCTGTCGATAAATCATCAGGAGAGATAGCATTGTTTAGACCTGATGAACTAATGAAACCTAATGCAGCAGAATTAATTAAATCTTTAAAGGAGAAAATAAAAAGTGAAGAACCACCTGAGAAATGTTATCAACCTATTCCACATGACAAGACAGGCAACTATAAACTTCCTGTTGGTTGCGTATATTGTTCTCATAAGTTTCATTGTCATAGTGATACTAATGAAGGTAAAGGACTTCGAGTTTTCAAGTACTCTAATGCTACTGTCTACATGACAAAGGTAGCGAACACACCTAGAGTAGAGGAGATAACTATAAATGAATAGAAAAAAAATAAAAAAACTAAGACGCAAGGCTAAAGAAATATTAGTTGATTGGTTAAAGTCTTTACTTCCAGAAGAAGAACAAGACAAAATTAATATCAATAATATTATTCAGTTGATGCCTAAGCAAACTCACTATATGCACAACTTTCAAATCTATCAAAGTGCTTGGTCATTTAAATGGGTAATGAAAAGATTAAAATTAAATCCTCATTGGACTTTAAAAGAAATGAGTAAGAGTGCCTTACCTAGTGCAAGGGCTTTAAGTAGAGAGGATAAAGATGACTAAGTATCGCTCTAAGTTTGAGAAGACTGTTGTCACTGGTCTTCAAAAGAAAAAAATAAAATATAAGTACGAAGAATATATAGTTAAGTTTACACAACCTGCTATTAATAGAACTTATCTTCCTGATTTATATTTTCCTAAGACAGATATCTTTGTAGAATTAAAAGGTGTTTTAAAATTAGAAGATAGAAAGAAACATTTATGGATACAAGAACAAACAGACTATGATATTCGTTTTTGTTTTATGAATGCAAACAATAAAATAAGAAAGGGTTCTAAGACAAGCTATATAAATTGGTGTGAAGCTAACAATTTTTTATGGTCTGAAAAAGAAATACCTTTAGATTGGATGACATAATGAAGATAAGTAAAGACAACGCATACATCATACTAACACCTAATACACCTGATGAAGGTGATGTCGGTTTACAAATGATAAACTATACTGATGACCCTAATGTAGATACATTATCCTATGGTATCAAGTGGTTAGTGACTCAAAACCCTGAGTTAGTTTACTATATAGGGGCTAGAGAAATGGAGTATCAACTAATTAAATCACTAAAAAATGAAAAGGAAGAACCAAATGAAGACCCAAGTCTACACTAAACAACTAATAGAAAAAGCTAAAGAGCTTGTCTCTACTGATAGAGAAAAAACCCATGGAAACAAACAGATTAATCATGATAACATAGCCAAGATGTGGTCAGCTTATCTTGACATGCCTTTGAATGGTCTTGATGTTGCCTTAATGATGACATTATTAAAAATAGCAAGAACTAAAGTAGGCTCACATAACCCAGACGATTACCTTGACATGGTCGGTTATAGTGCTATCGCTGGAGAACTAGCAGAGAAAGGAAACAACAATGTTAAGTAACCAATTACCAACTACCTATCAACAATTTATTCATGCCTCTAGGTATGCTAGGTTTGTTGAAGAACATAAACGCAGAGAGTCTTGGGGAGAAACAGTCACAAGATACTTTGACTTTATGCAGGAACATTTAAAAGAAAACAATAAATATAATTTACCTAAAGATTTACGCACCGAACTTGAAGATGCTGTCTTAAGTTTAAATATCATGCCGTCTATGAGAGCACTCATGACTGCAGGTAACGCACTTAAGAGAGACCATACTGCAGGGTATAACTGTAGTTATATTCCTATCAATGATGTAAGAAGTTTTGATGAAGTAATGTATATACTATTGTGTGGTACAGGTGTAGGCTTTTCGGTTGAGAGAGATTATGTTGAACAGCTTCCTACAATTTCAGAAGAGTTTGAAAGTACTGATACTATTATTGTAGTACAGGATAGTAAGGCTGGTTGGGCTAAAGCATTTAGAGAATTGATTGCCATGTTATATGGTGGACAAATTCCTAAGATAGATGTAACAAGAATCAGACCTGCAGGAGCTAGACTAAAAACTTTTGGTGGTCGTGCTAGTGGGCCTCAACCTCTAGTAGATTTGTTTGACTTTGCAATCACAATATTTAAAACTGCGGCAGGTAGAAAACTTGACGCACTTGAGTGTCATGATTTAGTTTGTAAAGTTGGAGAGGTTGTTGTTGTAGGTGGTGTCAGACGAAGTGCTTTAATATCTTTAAGCAATATTCAAGATGACAGAATGAA